TCTTACATTAAATTGCAAGAGCAACAGGACTACATCCAACAGTTGCAGAACGATCTGAAAGATGCCATTAACGCTTACAGGAGCCTTTTGAAATGAATGATGATCTACTACCAACTGGACGAATGTTCCCCCGCACCATGCAAGAGGCATGGCCTAAAGATTATGTGAATGAAGACATCTTCACAGGCCCCTACAGAGACCCACAACTTAGTGACTTTGCAATTCTGTGTGCATTGATTGCTATTGTTGGTTTTGGTTTTTATATGTTTAACAAATATGTATGGGTGGTTGTATGAAAGATATACCAGCATTTCCAACACCAAGACACACAAGACATTTTGATGATTCTCAAGGTGCGTACATACAAGATGACGGCATGACATTGCGTGATTACTTTGCGGCTAGGGCTATGCAAAGTATGTTAAACAACAGTTCGAATTATGAGAGCGTAGCTAAGTACGCATACAAAATGGCAGACGCAATGCTTGCCGCAAGGGAGGAGTCATGACACCAGAAGACGAAGAATTTAACCGCGTAGAGATGGAGTCACGCATCAAGCAAGAGTACATCAGATCTATACATAAAAAATTTAACGATGATTTTGGTCGTAAATATGCAAAGCTTGAACACAGTCCTAGAACTGCACTAAGAGACGAGTACGAGCGTGGTTTTGTAGATGGTATGCAAGAGCAATTACGACGCACTGTTGACAAGGCTGTAAACAGAATGCCTGTGTACACAAAATTGATGGAAGAACTAGCAATAGCTAGAACTCTGATACGTGAGTTGGGTGACAGACTGGCTAAGTTGGAGGGCAAGCAATGACACATGAAGAACAGATTGCCAAGTTGACAGAGATGTTAGAGATACAACAGAAATTGCAAGAGACTACGATAGATATGCTCAAGCCTGCGATAGAAGCCGCAACTAGGGCAGAACGAGAAGCCTGCGCCAAGATTGCAGACGAGTGGTCTGTTGCTTACCCACATCCATCAGAATCTATTGCTGAACGGATTAGGAAAAGGGGAGAGAAATGACACAAGATGAAATCATTGAACTGGCTAGACAGGCTTGGTCTGATTCTGGCGAAAGTTGGGTTGCTTATGGTTGGTTTGAGGATAGAGCAAAAGCGTTAGAAGCCTTTGCCAAACTGGTAGCAGAGAAAGAGCGTGAGGCGTGTGCAAAGGTATGCGACTTAGCAATGTTGCAAAACCAAGAAGCCATAAATGAACTTGAAGAAGATGAACATGATTTCATCAGTTTTATTCAAGGCGCAATGACCCAATTAGTAAAAACATCTAAATCAATCAGAGCAAGGGGACGAGCATGACACCACAAGAACGAAAAATATTTGAGCAGGCGCTTGAGGCGTTGAGAAAGGCAAGAAGAAAGGTTCTTACGACCGAAGAATGTCATGCCGTAATCATGTCCATCAAAGAAGCATTGGCACAGCCAGAGCCTGTGATGCACACATTGAATTGCGTATGTGGCGCTGTGTGGGACGTCAAAACTGATGGGAGCGAAGAAATGGTGCATACACCTTACACCACCCCACCACAGCGCAAGCCGCTGACGGATGAGCATATAGGCGTGATCGCAATAAAGTCTCAAGATGGTATTTCCCCACACGATGACACTTTGCGTTTTGCCCGAGCCATCGAAGCCGCCCACGGTATTAAGGAGTAAAACATGGGAATGTATCGAAAAGAATGGAGTTGTTGCAACAGTGCTACCGAGACAGACGCATGGGAGCCACAGGATTGTCCATTTTGTGCACCACAACCACAGCGCACATGGGTTAGGCTGACGGATGATGAGGTGGAAAGACTTGCACATCACGAATTGTGGGTAAAAAACTTCATCAGACAAGTTGAAGAAAAGTTAAGGGGCAAAAACACATGAACAATGTTGAATTTTTATTTTTTGTTTCATGCGCCATAGTTGTTTTAGGTGGCGTTTATTTGATTGGTTTTAACTTTGGAGTTAACTGGTCTTTAAAAAAATATGCAGAGATTGAAGCCAAACTCAAGGAGAAGAACACATGACTGACTCAGAACATAAATGGATTGAGACAAACAAGCAAGTGTGTGGCTTACTAAGAATGGCGCATGACGCATTGGCTTGTTCTTCATTACCGCCAAGACGCACATGGGTTGGGCTGACGGATGATGAGGTAGAGGAAGTTGAGCGTTGGGTCGAGTTCAAAGAAGAGGGTAGCGGGCGCATCCCGATGGGCAAACTTGTGGCATATATCAGTGAAAAGTTAAGGGGCAAAAACACATGACACCAAAATTTTTACAACTACTTGAAACTTGCATCTTTGATGGGGTAGTGCTTGGGCATAAAAGAGCATACAAGCATAACGATGCACCAAGCGAATCGGACATCAACCAATCAATCGTCAATGAAGTTATGAACGAGATACATGATTGGTTTGACTTTGACTGTGAAAGTGAACTAGCATCTTTACCTTTATACAAAAAGGAACAACTATGAGTGAAGTACTAATCTTTATAGCAGGGATGATTGCACCAGCCTTCATCAGTGCCGTATTCACGCTATTCAAGTGCTTGGAGAGCCTTATAAGGAGCAAGATCAAATGATAGAGAACATACTCACAATAATTGTTCTACTTATCTTAGGTGCAACGATAGGGATAGGAATCATATTCGCTATCCTGTGGATGGGGTTAGACGAGGATTAACTTAGGAATAGCGCACGCTCGTCTTTGCGCCTGTTCTCTAGTCCTTTGAGAATCTTCCCACCAGCCTTGCAATACTTCAAGAGTTCTTCTGTCGCACCTTCCATATCCCCACGAAGAACCTTCTGACGGAGGGTGCTTCTTTGAAGTGTTCCCAAGCCAACATTAAAACTAAAAGAAATGAGAGCATCGTACTGACCCTGAGTGAGGGGAACAGGACAGAACTGAACCACACCTCGCTCAAACCGAGCCAAATCTGACTTAAGTATTGCATTGACTTCATCCATTGTGAATGTGCGATTGTCTGCATCTTTAAGTGCAAACCCATCACGATCTTCAATCTTTAACTTACCTTGCTCTGGGTACAGCACATGGCCTACGCCCACAGTCCACAGTTTGGCAGGGCAACGATATGGCTTCTGTCTCACACCCTCATGGTGTTTGATCATCTCAATGGCTTTGTCTGAGATATTCATTTCTTTCCAAAGGCTTGTGTGCCGAACCAGAACGAGACAACAGATGCCCAAATGATTTGCGTTTCGTTATCCCACAGCAAATCTAGTGCTTGGTCAAATGGCACTTCTTTGTGATAAGCAAACCAGAATCCAAAGATTTCTACAAACGCAAACAAAATAAATAACCCGTAAGTTATAGCAGGACGCACCATAGCCCTTGCATTTGTCACCCATTGGCTAGCACCTTGACCGATGGCGATGTCGTGTGCATACAGGGCTTGACGCTCTGCTAGTGCCGCCTGTGTGTTGGCTACATCAGCATTGATCTGAATCTGCTCCGTCTGGATATGCTCTATGCGCTCTTGGGCTTCTAGGCCAGCCTTCTTCAGCGTTAACTCACGCTCGGTTTGCAGTTGTGCCAAGGCTAGTTCATGCTGTTTGTCAGCACGATCTTGGAAGAAGTCAAATAGTTTGGGTAACCCACCCATCAGAAAAGACAGCAGGGTTGAGAATAGTGTCATCATTTTGAGTCCTTTATTTCCTGTTTAAGTTTACGCAATTCTTTCATCTCTCTCTTTAGTTGTGCCTTCATGTACAAGGTTTCGATGTAGGCAAGGCTTGTTGTGGCAACAATGATGCACAAAGCCAAGACACTCAGAATCCACCCGACAAGTTTCGTAGAACCCACATCATCCACCCAAATATTAAAGACATAAACACCACAGCAATCACCCCACCAGTTAATTCGATACAACGAATCTCATATTGCTCTTGCTTCCATCTCTTTAGCCTTGCTCTGCGAACCATCTCAGCCCTTGCCCACTCTTGCTCTTGCTCAATCTTTTGGTGCATTTTCAAGAATCTGCTATACAAATCCTTTAGTTCTGCTGGGGCATACACCATCGCCTCTCTGACTTGCTCAAACAACTTCTCCATCTGTAACTCAATCAAAGCCCTCTCTATCGCCTTTTTGCTGTTGTTTTGGGTTGGATCGTAGTTGTTTTTGTTTGTTTCTTCTAACTCATGGTAGTAATTGTTGATTTCTTGTTGTGTGTCAAATAGAAAACCTAGTTTGTCACCAATGTCTTTGATAAGTTTAAGTTCAAGTTCCTCGTAAGACTGTTGCTTGGCTGATACTGCCTTGGCTTTCTTTTGCGCCAGAGGCTTGGGGGCTTCTTCTGTTGGCTTGGACTTGGGCTTTCCACTAAGTAAGCCAATGAACCACTGCCAAATGCCTTTGATGGCCTTGACATCGGCAATAACGCCTTCAACTGTCTTCTTAGCACCCTCAAGTTCCATTCTGCCCTCATGGAGCATTGCACAGCCTTGGCGTATAAATCCAACAGCAGTTTGTGCGGCCATGAGTAAAGTGAAAGGGTCAATGGGTATCTCCTATTGAGAACTTTCAGCCTTGTTAAGAGACTGAGCAATCCTCGCTTTTGTTTTATTGTTTTTCATTTGCTGATTAACTGCTCTCAATATACTGATTGCAGGAAGTGGTAAACCAGTTAGTGCGCCAGTAGTAGCCGCTTCACCCATTGCCGCTAACAAAACGCCAGCCGTACCGCTGTTGTTGACCAGAGTGCCAGGCGGGACTGTCGTTACATACTTTGCTACCTCATTAAGATCACGCACAATTTCTGCATTTTTCTTTCCAAGAATAATGTCTAGCCTTCCATTTGAATCCAATTGGTTAATGCCAGCATTAAGTTTCGCAGTTGATACCAATGCACGACCTTGTGAGTCTGTTCCAACTCCAGCAGTAGAAACATCTTCTAAGTGTTTAATAGTTGCGCCTTGCAATTCTTTAAATGCTTGCTGTCCATCCTTGCCACTTGTCAATAAAACACGCTTTAGAAATGTAATTTCTTCTGGTGATGCATTAAGAATAGATTTCTGAAATGCTTCACTTGCAACAATCTTTGGATCATCTTTGCCCTTAACTGTTGTAAGCAAATTGGCAACAATTGCACGACCTTCATACTTTCTAGCCTGTTGCTCACGCAATGCTCTGGCTTCTTTATATAACTCGCCACCTAAACCTTCTGTACTTTGATCAATTAACTTCTTTAGTTCCCCACCAAATAATTTATTAGTAGGATCAAATCCAGTTGTATCGCTAATTGATCTTCTTAATAATTCACTATTTTTAAGAGTTGTTGGAATTGCTTGCACAGTCCCATCTTGTAATTGCTCTAATGCGCCAAGTTGTATTCCTTTTTGTTTTGCAACATTAAGAACTGGAGCAACAGTAGACTCTGGTAATTTATCGTTTATATAAGTTGCTAAAGTATCAAGACTCAATAAATCATTTAATTCACCTTGATTTTCAGCCCTAGAGTATGCCGCTCTTGTTTTTGCTTTTGCAGATTCCCAACCACTAGATAATGCATTGATAACAGAATTACCAGTTGCGGCTAACCCACTTCTAACTTGTTCTGCTCCTGTTAGATCAACAATTGCATCAAAGTTTTGCAATAGTTGTAAATTATTTTCTTCAGCCCGTTGGCGCAAAGGTTGTCCTAACTGACCTTTCATTTGCTCTTTTTCAAATGCCAACTGCTCTGCCTCACGACTAGCCGCACCTTTTGTTAACTTAACAGGGACAGGCAATCCTTCCGCAGTTGTCATGCGTTGTAATTCCGCTGGAGTAGCCATAGCACCGCCACTTGCTCTGCCAGTTGCCCCCATTGGTGCTGGAGTCTCAACTCCAAAAACATCACGCACCATCTGAGTTCCTCTTTGCACAGGAATCATCGCCATTTCTTGAGCCGCAGTAGCACCCCTTATGATGCCAGCTTCTACAAATGGTGCCGCTTGTCTGGTGGCTTGAGCCAACATAGATGGCGCACCAATAACTGGCATAACTGGTGGGATTGTCTCGCCAATAAATCTGCCAACTGCTTGAGTCTGCTCTTGACCAGCCTCAGTCCTTGGCATATATGTGAAGTCTTGTGCGCCTTGAACTATGGCTTGCTCAAGACCCCTAGTTGCTAAAGGATCACGAATCTTACCTTCTCTAGCCTGTTGAGCCGCATAACCAATACCACCTCGTAAACCGCCAAAAGTTCCGCCAAATAAACCAGTAGTTATAGCCAAGCCAGTTTCACCAGCACCAATCAACTTCTCAACAATGCCAGCCTCTTTAGGCTTTGGCGCAAGTTGAGCAGTTGTTGTTGCTAGATTTTCACTTTGTTTTTTAACCTCATAGGCTTTTGCAACAGTTTCAAACTCAGGAGTTCCTTGCAAATCCTTGTTTTGAACTATCCAAGTTGCGTATTCTTGTGCTGTTGCCATTATCTTGCTCCACGAGGTCTAGCCAAAATTTGATCTGCTTGATTCAAAATGTTTGTGCCAGTTGATGGTAGTTCTCCTGTTGTTGGAATTTGACCAACTAAACCTTGCACTCTTTCTTTCTCACCAACACCAGAATATCTTGAACTAACATCTTTAGCAATCCTATTTGAGAAGTCAACAAAAGTCTCACCTTGTTTTGCCGTGTAATCACCAGCCACAAATGTCTTGTTGGCTCTTGTAAGAACACCATTGTTTTGAGCAACCCAATCAGTTTTTGCGTTGGCAACTGTCGCATCGATCTCTTGGAGTTTTGCCATGCCACGCAAGAAACTAGCAAGAGTTCTAGCATCTGCTGTCTCGGTTGGGAATCCGCTTAATGCAAGGGAGATGTCTTTGTCCGTTGCGGGGCCAGGCGGCAGGGACTTAATCGCCGCATTGTTACGCAACCTTGTGTACTCTTGGCGCAAATCGTAAGTTCCATTCTGGAAACCACCAGCCTTCGTAAGATATGAATTAAATGATGAGAATCCACCATATCCACCGCCAGCAGACTCAATCCTAGATGCCAAATCATTAAACTGATTAGCCGCCTGCTTTGATGTTGCGGCAACAACTGCACTATCGTTAATGAGTTTTCTAGTTGATTCTGGGATGTCAGTATTAAGTTTTTGGATTTGAGCCAACTTTTCTAAAACATTGACCTGAGTCATTTGTGTATCCAAACCAAGTTTGGCACCACGAACACCAATTTCGCTATTGATATTCTTAATTTCAGCAACTGTTTTAGCATAGCCAATGGCTTTAACTTTATCTTCCCAACTTGCATCAGTTGCCGCTTTTTGTGCATCAGCCGCATCTTTAATCAATTTTGCTCTTTGTGATTCAGGAGCATATCTAGCCTCAACAATTTTGATATTTGCTTCCGCCTGCGCTTTATCTGCATCACTGCCAGACTTCTGCGCCTTGTAGAAACCTTCAAGAACGGCTTGCCCTTCTGGTGTAACACTTAATTGTTCAACAACTCTTTGGTTAATCATTGTTGGAGTTGCTTCTTTCTTTGTTGCTGGTTGCAAATAAGAAGTGTCAGCAGTCTCATCAACAATAACCTTTTCAGGAGTTATTTGTTCTGGAGTGCCTTGTACTAATATGCTTGGCAACAAACCTTGAGCCTGTTGCATTCTTTGTTGAGATTGCAAAACTGCTTGCCGTTTCATTGCATCATCACGAACAGCCAACAACTTAAAAGCCAACTCAGGAATTCCAGCCTGTTGCGCTCTTTCAATACCACTAGCAATTGATTGTGGATTGGTAATGTCCAATCCTTGCAATATCTGGTTTTGTGCAGAAATCTTTTGCAATGTTGGGTCTTCAGCACCCAATGCGCCACCAACTGCACGACCTAGTTGTGCGGCAGAGGCGTAAAGACCTTGGGGAGTGCCAAATGCTTGACCTTCTCTTAATGCTTGTTCGTATTGCTGTCTTTCATACGATTGAGGAGTAATTCCAAACAATCCACCTACTATATCTGTTGCCATGATTACTCCTTAAAACTGCTGTTGCGTTGGGTCATAGTAGCCAGTATTAAATACGCTACCAGTACCACCAACATTTGATGGTGCAGAAGAGCCAAAGTATGAACCTAGACCTTGTGCTAACAATGATGTCGGGCTACTCAGTCCACCAAGAACTGTTGCAAATGGGTTAGTTGTCATAGCACCAGACAAACCTATGGCATTACCATAAACATTACCTCTAATACCTAATTCTCCTGCCCTTGCGCCACTTAATGCAGATTGTTGGGCAAGTCCTTGGCTTAGTGAGAATGGTTGCTGTGCTAGGCTTTCTAACTGCCCTGCTTGTCCAAATAAGCCCGCTCCAAACCCAACTTGTTGTTGACCCGCTTGTTGTGCCTGTGCCGCCAACTGAGCATCTTGTTGCGCCAAAGCGTTGTAATATGCTTCCAATTCAGGGTTAGCACCCATCAAGCCTTGTGCGCCACTTGGACGCAAACCAGTAGAACCTACCGATAAACCACCACGACCTGTTTGGAACTGTTGGTTTCTAATGGCGGCTAATTGTCTTTGGCGACTAGGATCAAGCAAATCATATTGCTTTGCCATGTATTGTTGGGCAACTTCTTCAGGAGTTTGTGCCAAATAACTAGCACCTAATCCCAACAACTTGTTTTGGGCAGAAGTAATCTCAGGTGCGGCTGTATAGCCTGCGCTTGTCAATTGCCCTGTAGTTGGATCAACTTGGAACTGTGATGTACCAAAACGGGTTGTAACGCCAACTGGTCTAAACTGTGCGCCCGCAACGCCTTGCTGAGTGGCCTGACCTATCCTTGCCTGTGCCTGTTGTGCCGCCTCTCTATTTGCTTGTAATTGCATTAGTTGAGCGGCAGTTCCTGCTCCACCTTGCAATAGGTTGGAGTTCATGCCTCCGCCCAAACTAGACAAGAAGTTCCTTGCCCCTGTAGCCGCACTACCACCAGCCGCCAATGCTCGTCTGATTAGTGCTTGTGTAGCGGTATCCAAAGTGCTAGTTCCACCAAACGTTTGCATGGTGGCATCTATTTGCGCTTGTGTCATCGGTGTTGAGCCAAACCCACTTGTCGGGTCTTCTGTGCCCAAACCGCCATAACCATAAAAACTATTTTGTAGGGCGTTAGGGTCACCATAAAGTCCACTAACAGACTCTCCAGTATTGAAATAATCAGTTATATCTGCCATGTTTGTCGCTCCCGTTGTTCCTTGCCCAATATTTAACTCAGGCACATAATCTTGTGTTGGCGTTGATGTTGGTGTTGTTGTGGGTGTTGTAAATAAGCCAGATGGTGTTACTTGGCTTATTGCACCACTTGTCAAACCACCAGTTAATGCTTGCTCTGGTGTTGCACCACTTAGTAATCCTGATGTAGTGCTACCAGCCACATTACCAGCCAAACTAGATCCTGTTTCAGCACCAACTGCACCGCCAACTTGACCAGCAACTTGGCTAATAGCATAGTTTGTGGCAACATCTTCAAGACTAGCACCTTTGTCTAAGGCAACTGCCGCTTGAGCCGCTTGGATATAAGGTGCGGCAACAGGTACTGCAACGGATGCAACAGTTGCCCAACCGCCTGGGATTTCCTGATTTACTGTGTCATCAAGATCAGCCGCCGCATCTGAAACGCTACTAACTAGATTTGATGGTGCTTCAATAATCTCATTGATAATTCCACCGCCACCGCCTTGGGGTTGAATCTTTCTATCTCCCACATGGCGAAACGCACGAATGGGGAGGTCTGGTATGCCTAATAAAGCAAGACTATTTCTCATATATTTGCCTTCCAGTTGTACTGTGGCAAGTCAGATGCTTGTACATCTAAACCAAGACGCTTCATCAGTTCAACAATTCCTTTGTTATCTGCTTTCCCGTAAACAGTCTTAATGCCTAACGCCTTGCCTCTTTTGACAAAGCCAATAACAGCCCTTGCCAATGTCGTAGGATTGTCTTCAGTAAACAAATGAATTTCTGCTGATGTTGGGCTAATCTTACGCACCAAAAGAACAGAATCGTTCTCTTGCATCAAAATACCAGACTTGTTCTTGACAGACTGATTTACAGCAAGTAACGCTTTATTAGGGTCAATTTTGCGTTTGACCGCATCTGCTTTAATAATTTCTGATGCTTTCATTACACAGTTCCATTCGCAATGATGTTGCCAAGCACAGTAAGGTTGCCAGAAGAATCAATCTTTGCCACGGCAGTTGAGGAATTGTAGATATACAAAACATTGGATGCCTCTACAAACGAGAAGTTCGTAAATGTTCCATCAGCCTTTGATGCAATAGCAGTCTGAATGTTGGTGAACTCAGTATCAATCTCAGTTCCCTTGACAACCTTATTGGCATTACCAGACGCAAGCGCATCTTTAGCCGCAAAATTGGTGGTTTTCGTGTAGTTTCCCATATATATTCCTTAACCAAGTTTTCCGTTTTTAGCCTGAATTTCAATCTTTTGAATACTCACAGCCGAACCATTGATTTGCACTTCATACGCTGTTTGCACCACCTTGCCGTATCCTGACGCTTGCCCAACAAGAGTAGATATTTGTATGCCTTGCGAGTAATACGCTACTGGAACACCATTAGCACCATATTCAGCAACCCCATACTCTGCAATGGTTGATATAGGAATCTGCGCCTGAGTGGAATAGTATTGCCCTGAGAAATCAAATGACCACTTGATGATCAACTCTTGGTTTGTTCCGCCAATGACAACTACCGATATTTTCTTCAGGATTGACGTAATGTTCTGATCACCAAGGTCTGCGTAGTTGGTGTAATACTGGAAACGATAAGAAGAAGCATGGTCAAGATAAGTTTCATACTTACCAACATAGCCATTCTTTCCAATCAGTAAATCACCATTCCTACGAGAATACAGAGCAGTTGGCTCAATAGAGTCCCAAGTTGTTACCCTTGAAGAACCATCTTGTAACTGAGCCTTTGTATCAAATACATAGACTTGTTTGGCAATAGGAAGGGTTAAGAGATAAAAACCATTGATCTCAGAGTAAACAGCCTTGATATTTGCCAAAGTCTCTGATGCAACATAAGTCATCAGATCATTACGCACATTCTTAGACAAATCACGCAAAGGCGCAGACTTCTCTTGAATAGTACGCATCACACTACGAACGCCTGAGTTTGACAAGAAAACAATGTCTGAGGCAGTCGTGACGATGCTATCCCTTGACAGACAACCAATGTTTCCAATACTGTCGCTCAAAGCAAGAGAAGATGGCGTTGTAGCACCTGAATAAACCAATATCTGACGCTTGCCAAAGATGAACAAGAAACCATTGTGTGCGCCAAGACCAACAATCTGATCTGATCCGTTAGGCCACACTTGAGCAACATTTAATGACCCTGACGTGCCACCTGTCCAGTTATGCCCTGCCAACAAGTCAGAGAAAGTAATCGTTACATTGTCCGTAGTTGTATCAGCAACCCATAAACGACCAAAAGCAGATATAACAACATTTCCCTTTGGAACTGTGCCTGTATAGCCTGTTTTCTCAGATACACGCCTATAAGTAGTTGTACTTACGGCAGGGTCATAAATCAATGGGTCATAACCAGACTGAAAGAAGTAAGTTATTCCATTCAAAGAAGCACATTGCCAATTGCTTGCTGTGATGGTAGGGGCTGTACCCCCTCCCCCATAGGTCAATTCCACAACAGCGTTTGAGCCATCTAACTTGAATAACTTGTTGTTGCCAGCGAACAATACAGTCAAAGTGCCATCTAATTGCACTAATTCATGTATTACTTTTACATCATTTGCGCCTAAGTTACCACTTGATGAGTTAACCCTTGACCAACCTTTTCTAGCCCCAATACGTCCATATTGGTCAATCACGCAGTTTGTGGCAATAGCCGCATACCCCGCCTCTAAAGTAAGAGGTGAGTCTTGCGTGTTTAGCCCAAAGAAGCCTGGTGCTTGAACACTAAAGGTTTTTAACGCTTGGGTCATACAGAGACAAACTCCTGATTCTCAGGATAGCGTGTGCCTTCCAATGCGATGTAATCTGACAGCATTGCTCTATATAGGTTATATGCCTCTGAAGACGATAAGCCACCATCCTCACCACGCTCTACCAAAGCCCTTGCATAGGCGTTTTGAGCCACCAAAGTATCAGGCACTTTCACCACAGTCGAATCAGCAGTCAAAGTGGCTTGTGGGATGGTTAGAGCAAATGGGATGCTATACACGCCATCAGGACGTGGATACAGCGTTACTTTGGTATCGTAACTACCATCTACGCCATCAAATGAATAGTATGCAGGGATGCCGTTTACAGGGGTAGAAAAGTTCTGATAACGATTCATGGTGGCAAAGTCAATATTTTTCATACCGATATTGCTTGTGACGTTAATCACATCCTGAACTTGGAACTTCTGCCCAGCACCAGTTAGGGAGTAGGAATAAGTACCAGAAGTGGTAGATACAGTAATTGTCTGACCCAAGACATTCCAAGCATAGGCATCTTCTATTTGACGCTTTGCATCGTTGACAAACTTGCCAATAAGTGTTGAATAGGTTGTTTCGTTGTATGTAGTAACAATAGGCTCTCTAAGCCTGACTAATACATCGTTAACTAATTCTAGATAGGTCATCTGCTTGCCTTTGCCTTATTCCTTGCGGAAATTGACTTGGCTTTTGCCTTTGCATCAGCCTTGGAAGAAGCACCCCAAGCCTTTAGCGAAAGAAGCAGTCTAGTTGGTTCACCATCCTTGTACTCCGCACCAGCCATATTGCCCATGCGAGCCAAGAAACTTGCTCTGCGAGGATTATCCCCCGACTTTACTGGTGCTTTTAGATTGCCACCAGTTTGTGCATTATAAGATGATCTTCCCTTGGAGTTCAACCCTCCTTTAGGGTTTTTACCTTCGGAGCGTTGCCAAGCGGGAGTTTTCATTACTTCACCTTTTTTGGTTTCTTTGCAGTTTTAGCAGACTCAATAAACGCTTTGGCAGTTGGCGCACCTTTGCTACCAACTTTCCGCATCCGTTCGCCAGAACCTGCTTTAATTCTTGCTTGTTTGGCATTGATATTGGCATAAAGTCCTTGTTTCATTTCTTCTTCGCCTTACCAGCCTCTGATAATGCAATTGCGATGGCTTGTTTTTGAGACTTGACAACCTTGCCACCCTTGCCTGAGTGCAGATCACCTGCCTTAAACTCACGCATAACTTTGCTAATTTTGGTTTGTGCTTTGGTCTTTTTCATTTGCCACGACCCGCTTTTTTCATCATGTTCGTAGCAGTGCGTTGACCACGCATAGGCATACCTTTAGGCTTTCCAACAGCAACCATAATGGTCACAGGAAGACCTTTTTTCTTTCCATACTCTTTAGCCTCTTTCTCACCCTTTTCAGAGTAAGCAAACTTCTTTTTCCCGACCATAGGCATAGGATTTCCCCTTATCTAAGTAGTTTTCCACCAATGAAGGTAATTACGCCACCAGCCATAGAAGCGATGGTCATACCCATCCAAAAGCCACCTTTTGACTTGTTTGCCAACTCAAGGAGTGCTTTTACATCTTGGGCAAGAGAGTGAACCTCTGTTTGGAGAGCCTCTACTTGAGCCTCCAACTTGCCAAAATCTCTTGCGTCAATTTCACTCATAACAATTGTTCCTTACGGGGTCTACCCATAGGTTTCTTCAAAGTTAGTGTCTGCCTTGTTCCATCAACCTTCTCAACCTCTACAACAGCAGAAGTATCTACCTCTGTGTATTGAGGGTGTCTACGCATCTCAATAATGTCATAGTCCTGTCTGAACTCAACAACATTACCTGATTGATTGCATCTGAACAAAGCCATTTAAATTCCTTATGAAGAAAGGGGGAACAAGTCCCCCAATCTTTAGACCATGCGAACTACAACAATTCGTAAGGTGGTGGATGCCAAGTCAGCAGTTGAGCCAGACTCGTTTTGGATACGGAATTTGACAGTATCTGCGGCTGAGACATAACCTGTCACAGTCAAACCTACCAAATCAACGCCCAAAGATGCACCGATAACCATGTCACCCAAGGCAACGCCTGGGATCGTAATGTCATCAGTCTCGCCTGCGCCATCAACCAAAGAACCTGCGTTCAAAGTTGCTGTTACAGCCCATGTATCGCTGAAAATGCCACGGAATTGGTCATTTCCTCTGCGACTTGTTACTGCGGATGCGGTTGCCATGTATTTCTCCTAATTAAGTTAAAAAAGTCCCCCCACCACTAGGGCAGGGGGCGCAACTGCAATTAGGCTGGTACTGCCAATGCGAACATTGCTGAAGACTTAGCGGCTCCAACAGATGCGGCACTACGCAGAGCGGCTACACCATAGAGTGTGTCAGAAGTGAACAATGTGGCAAGGTATTCTTGCTTGTATTGCACTTGTGAACGCACACCAACTTGCTCAACCAGAACCATAGAGTCCTTGTGACCCATCAAGCAAACACGGGCGGCTCCTGAACCAGAAGTCGTATCAGCGTTGCTAGAAGTGAACACAGGGATACCATAAAGATTACCGATTTCACCAGTACGGATAGCGTTGCCATTACCCACGAAAGCCTGTTCCGTATAACGAGCCAAGCCCATCAATGTGTTACGGCTTGAGGGTGGGATAAGGAAGAAACGATTGTCCATAGGAGTATCGTTGTCATCCAAACGCTGAATGGTGCGGCGAATTGCGGCATCAGTCAAAGCAGACTCGTTGTTGCTTGCGGCAACATACGCTGTCGTGCCATCACCACCGATGTAGGCGGCGGCATAAGCGGCGGCTCCTGCTGTACCACCATTGGCAGAACGACCCAACTGAACTAAGTCTGTATCGACTTGTTTAGCCAAGGCATAGCCTGCGTCTGAGGTATAGAAGTTACGCATAGAGTTCAGGGCTTGTGCCTCAACAATATCTTCGATCAAGCGGCTATATTCATAGTGCTTGTTGATAGATACTTGAACTTCTGACTCGGTAGCGGCAATCAAAGTGACTGCTGTCTCAGCGGCTTTAGCAGAAGCAGAACCACGAGTAGGTGCAGGAATGTGAACTGTGTCACCTTTCTTGCCCTTGAAGTTCATCTTCATAACCAAGTTGGCTAAAACTAGGTTCTTTTTATAAGCCGCTACGATCTCGTCACTCCAAATTTCAGGAATGAACGTTGCGCCTGTGGTGGTAGTTACGCTACCTGAAGGGGAAAATGCTGTTGCCATGTTAAATCTCCAAAAAACGATAAGTTAAATTACTTAACCCTTCCCTCTGCGTAGGCTTGCATGATCTCTTCAGACAAGGCTTCGTATCGGTTCGGGTCTGTCATCTTCAGCCGAATAAGGTCAGCCCTTCTATAAACTCTCTTGGAACTCTCTCCAGTACCACCTACATCAACTGCGGCGGCTTTAAGGTTAGTCTTGCGTTGGGTTTCACCCGCATCGCTAGTCTGTTTAGCCTTAATACCCTTTAGTTGCTTGTAAGTCGATAACAACTCGTTTGCACTGTCATAGTCAAACTCACCATCAGCCTTTGCATACAACCCTAACCGAATAGGTGAAGATTTCACCCAATTCTGAAAGTCCGTATCTTGTGCAATCTGCCCAAAATCAGGATGGTCTTGCGCTAACTTCTGCTGAATTTGCATCTTTTTGAAGTCTAGAGCCGCTTGGCGACCCGCTACTACATCAGGATGACTATCAACTGTCTTACGAATTGCCTCTTTCGGATTCTCAAAGAAATCTACTTCAGGCTCAACTTGCTCAATAGGTTGTTTGTTAGAACTAAGGTTCTGCTTTATGAGTTCATCTGCCAGTTTTCGGACTTCACCTACCTCTTGCGCTTGCTTGCCAATCAACTTTTCAGCCTCTTGGTGCATCCTTATGACTTCTTCTAAACTCTTTTCCCTGTATTTCTCAGGGAGTTCAGCGATAGTCGGTGCTTCGGGTAGTTGTTTTTGTTCCTCAACTATGTCTAACTCACTTGGCGACTCGTCTTCTTTATCAATCAACATATTCTTCCTTTTTCCTGCCGTTATCGGTTCTAGGACATTAAACTCGGCATTTCTGCTTACGAGTTCTCTTTTTGCTCTTGCTTTAGTTTGTCACGATGTTTCTTGTCAAATTTCATCCATGAGGAGGGAAAATGACCAGACCACCCTTCCAAATTAACGCTTGGAGCGCTTACTATGCGGTTGGCTGTCACACCGCAACTTGAACACCGAACTTCATCTGTCTCATAATCAGTAAGTTTCTCGGTGTGATGTCCACTTACGCAGACAAATTCATAAATTCTTTTCATTCAATTCCTCATACGCTTGTGTGCTGACCTGTTTAAGGGTTTTTAGCCACGTTAGGATAGAAAGTTCGCCTTTTTTGAATTGTAGGCTTTTTTCATCAGGGATTGTACTAATATTGTTCAAGGAATTAACCATGTTGTCAATATCATCCATTAAGTCTTTCCACCCGTCCGTTGACATCATGTCAAAGCGGGCTTCGTAATACTTTTGGAGTTCTGGTGTCACTTAGCCTCCAAAGCCACCACACGGGCGGTTAGTGCGTTGATTGTTTCGGTTTGTTGGTCGTTTATAGCCTTGAGTTCTTGGATTGCTTTTACAAGATGTGGCGTTAGTTTTGCATAATCTAATTGCCACATATCCTCTTCTGTTTTGCCTTTTGTAACTATTCCAGACAGTACAGGC